CCCCAGGCTGGTGAACTGGATTGTTTTTCCGCCCGATCCAATCGTAACCACACCGCACGAACTGCCGGAGTTGTTTGCTGCACTCACGCGGAGCTTACCGCCGGCCGTGCCGACCACGCTCAGCGTTGCCTCTCCGTTTGCCGTGCTGATCTCTGCTGTGTTGGGGAACGTGTTGATCCACTGCGGCACGTCATAGGCACGGAACGTGATCTGATAGGGATTCGCCCACTGGAGCATATCGTTCATGGCCGGCAGAGACACGCAGACGACGCGGAGCTCTTTGTCCGGCCGATAGCTGACTGTCAACTTGCCGCCCTTTGCCGCCCAGCTGCAGATCGCATTAAGGGCACGCTCGCGTGCGATATAGTTTGATCTGTTTGCCAGCGCGAAACGGACCACCACGTCACGATAGCGCCGTTCCGTGTTGACGTAATGCTGTCCGATCAGGCCGGCGCGTGTACTGGCCGTCAGGTTCCAGCTGGGTGCCAGCTCGTCAACGCCCTGGAGGACGATACTGCTGTCCAGACTGTTGAGTGGGATCCCGTTCAAGGCAACCGAGATTCTGGTCTGCATATCATCCCTCCTTTATGAAAACAGTCTCATCAGGCTGCCGGCCATCTTATGGCTGACTGTCTCAGATACCAAATCTCCGTCCACATAGACAGGGACCGTGATCGTGATGTCGTTTTTCAGTTCTACGGGCTTGCTCTCGCCCTTATATTTATCAGCTGACAGATTCTGCAGAGCGCTGGCCAAATTGCCGAGCGTTGTGAAAATCGTGGACGGCAGGAACTCGCTCTCCGGATCCTCATTGTAAAACTCGCTTATCTTGGTCAGCAGATTGGTGAGCATTTCAGAATTATCCGAAAATGCATCACGCAGCTCCATAAACTCATCGCTGGTGTCGTCATCGTTCCGCATGGCGTCCCAGTAGCGCTGGGCAGCCAGGATCTGAGCATAGCTGAACTGATACGGTTCGCGCTCCTCGGGTGTGGGTGCGGTCTCAGGTTCTCCGAAGTGGTGCCCGCCGCCGCCCTTGTCGCCGTGCATCGCAGTGCCGGCGCCCTCCTGCTCCTGTGTAAGCTCGTTTCTGTTCTCAGTGAGTCCCAGCACGGTGTCGATCAGGTTCGACCAGTCATCCGCGAATGTGCTGGCGTTTTCCTTGACGCTCTCAACCCATCCATTGAAATCGTCGGTAACCTCGTCCCAGGTGCCCTCGCCGATCAGAGCACGGCCCAGGCTTGTGCCATGCAGGAGCATGTCGATGCCTGCACCCACCGGAGACCCTACGCCTCCGGCCGCGCTTGCGACATCCTCAACGGCCTGCACGCCCAGCGTGGCCAACCATGGTAGCTTGCTTAGCAGGCCGGCACCCATCGCAACGCCCATAGACGTGCCGGTGGCCGCTGCGTCGAGTGCACTCTTGGCAGCTCCACCGAATGCCGTGCCCAGCATTCTGATTTCAAAAACACGCAGACCAGTCTGAAAAAAAGAATCCAGCCAGTCGCCGATCCCTTTACCTGTCACGGCCTCGAGTGCTTTGTTGCCCATCATGATCGGCAGGAGCGTGTTCAGCCAGCTGACGATCGTGTCGGAGTTCTCACCGACCCAGTCGATCACGTCCGCGAGGCTGGTAAGAGCGCCGCCCAAGAACGCGAGGACCGGGTTCGTGCTGGTACTCAGCTCCGTGGAGATCTCTTTGATAAAACCGCTGAGATTCTCGAGGGATCCAGAAAGCGTATCCAACAGCTTCCTCAGGTCGCTCTCCAGCTCGATTACAAGCTCTTTGCGGTCGCCGGTACCGGAAAAAATCTTGCCGACATCCTGTAGGATCTCAAGCGTCTGCTCACCCAGATCGTCCATATTGAGGACGTCTGCCAACTTTGCGCCTACTGAGGTCTTGAGCGTGTCCCAGAGTCCCTGGATTTCTGTGATCTTATGAGAAAGATCGTCGAGTGCCAGGATCTCGTCGTCGTACAGATGGAGTCCGGTGCCCTCGACGTTGGTCTGATATTTATCGAGCAGCTCGTTCCAGTTGTCGACGACATTCGTCATTCCGGAGCCCTTTTTGTCGCCAAACAGAGCCGTCGCGAGATTGAAACGCTCGTTACCGTGTCTCATGGACAGCTCAGACATGACGTCCGTGAAATAATCCCAGTGGCTGGCATAATCAGACTCTTCGATGCCGAGCGCCTTCAGAGCGGCCAGAGTTTCCTTGTTTCCGCTGTGCGTATTGGTGACCAGTTTCTGGATGCCGCTTGTGATCTCACCGACGTCAACGCCCTGGAGTTTTGCACCGGTCATGACGCGCTCGATATCTTCCAGGCTGCCGCCCCAAATGGTCTGGATGTCCTTCCAGTCTCCGGCCGCAGTCCATGCCTGAGCCATCAGCGCATACATCTGGTCGACCATGTTCGTCATCGTTTCGACGGATGCGGAGAATATACCGGAGATCGCACTGCTCACGCCGCCGACCACATCACCAATGGAGCGCAGACAGTCGTTAAAAGACACGACATTCTGCACGGCCTCATCGGATCCGTCGGCTGTGTCCTTCATTGCATCAGCAAAACTGTGCAGCGTGTCCTCTGCACTGGCCATCTGGTTCTCCATGTTTGCCAGCGCTTCACGGGCTTTATTGAGCTTTTCTTCCCACTTGTCCTGGACTTCCTGATTGTCGGCGTATTCCTTTTTACTGTCCTCAAGCGCCTTTTTCAGCGTTTCGACGATCTTCTTCTGCTGTTCGATCTGCTTCTTGAGGCTGTCGACCTTCTTGCTCGCTTTATCCTGAGCAGATGCATTTCGGCCCAGTTCAGCCGTCTCGGCCTTGAGCTCGGATCGGAGCACACGCAGGCTGCGATAGGCACTGTCCAGGGCTTGTCTGTATTCCTGCTCGCCGTCAAGCTGCAGTCTGCTTTTGATGTCGGCCAAAATCCTCACGCTCCCTTATCCAAGCATTTTACTGGCGAGTTTTGGCGCCGCAAACGCGGTGTCATATCGTGTTCGCCACACGTACATGTCTAAAATCATGCCGGGAAGCATGCGCCGCATCTCAGTGTATGAGAGTCCAGCGATCAGACCCTTGCTGTAGATCTCTCTGGTCGTGAGCAGCTTCCCGTCCTTCAGTTTTTTACTTTTTCTTCCTTGTTGATTTCCTTGAGATACTCGTCATGGATCTCATTGTCCTCATCGTCAGATGTCTGCATCCGATTTCCATCGGCCAGTGCTTCGACAATGGCACGCATGATCAACTTCACGCGGCCAGGACTGGTGTGCTTGTTGAACAGCTGGAGATCCTTGTCCGACACGGACTCATTGACTCCGAGGTAATCATTTGCGGCATTCGCCATCGCGCAAAAAATATCTGTGATCGCAGTCGCGGACTGCTTTGAGTCGTTCATCTGCGTGAATGCCTGTCGTGCATCGCCGTACTTCTCCTCAAGCCATTCCGCAACGGACATATCATATCTGAGGACGTACTGCTTGCCTTTTATTGTGATCTTTACCATATATCTCTCCTTGTAAAAACAGGAGAGGCAGGATCTCTCCCACCCCTCCATGACTGTTAGGTAATGCCGGCCTTGCCCTTAACCCAAGCGATTGCCTCGGCCTCGGTGGCGAATTCGGCGAAAATACGGAACGTGTTCTTCAGCTCCGAGTTGGGACGGACGGCCAGGATCCGGCCAACCATTTCAGGAGTCTGATACACAGTGTTCTCACCGCGAGTCTCAGCGCTTTCGTCCATGCTGAACTGGCACTTGTAATACCACCAGCCAGTGTAGACGGGAGCGCCGCCATCAGCGCTGTCCTTGGTAACATAACCGACGCCGACATAGGGAGCCGGTTCGTCGACCGTGGCATATTCCTGGACGGCTCCGGAGGCCGGAGTTCCGAACTGAATCTCACCGAGCAGCATCTGACGGCCTGCCACACTCAGATAAGTGGTGCCCACTGTCAGACTGCCGGATGTGATCGTGTTGTCGTGCTCGACCTCTACGTTATCGCCGTAAAGAGAAACATCTCCACGGTTCCAGCTGAGGTCGGCCTTCATCATGTGACCCACTTTCATGCCAGCGTCATAAGTGGGCGCGGTGCCGTCAGTTTCTTCATTGATCGGTGCAACCGCGAGATACTTCAGACCAATTACTGCCATTTTATCAACCCTTTCCGGACGTAAATCTGTCTAGAACCGCCTGCATGGCCGCGCTGCATTTTGCATCTGCTTCCGCATCGATCTCATCGACAAAATGATCGCCCGTTATTTTTGCTTTGCCGCCGCGTCCGTAATGCAGGACAAAAGCCTTGGTAGCATTTTTGACGCGGTGGCTGTCAGTGCCCATCGGATACACCTCAATGCTGGCACTGGTGGCACCGAGGATCGGTTTCGTCTTGCTCACGCTGTCCAGCATGTCGCCGGTGACAACGTGATACTTTGCCTCAATCTTGTCTTGCCATAAATTGACCAGGACATCCGCGCCAGCATTAAGCATCTCAGGTATGACTTTTTGCCGGAGATCTGCAGCGAGCTTCCGGACGTCTTTCGCAAGATCGTCCGCAGCGTCAATTTCAAGGCGTGCCATCGGTAAAATACACATCCTTGTCAAATTGCCATGTCCAGCGCGTAAGTCGTTGCGTGGTGAGGTAGCTGGTCCCGGTCAGCTGAAAACCGATATCCATTGTTCTGAGGATGTCCTGCACGGCCTTGGCTGTGCCGTCCTCCCCGTCATGGACATACAGGACGACATTTCCGCGGATGTTCTGCTCGATCAGTTCGCCGTCGCCCCAGAGGGAGACAGGTGCACCGATCAGCTCCACGATGCCGTAATCCTTCCTGTCCAGCTGATTGTTTTCGTCATACCACACGTCACGCGCAAACGGCACGCCGGAGGCGCTGAGTGCTTCGATCATGCTGTCGATGAAGGTGTTTTCATCCATTGACATCACTCCTCTGCACTGTCAGCTCAATGCCGCCGTCTTTAGTCATATAGCTGCGGATGATTCTGTATTCCTGGCCGTGGAATCTGAGTTTTAGCTCGTTTTCATACTCGCGCATGTCGGCCAGTTTGAGGACCAGCGATGGACTCAGTCCGACGTTATGCGCGGCGTAATACTCATTCCTGCCGACGCTCTGCACGGTGCAGTACACCATACGCTCCGTGCTTTCCGGACGGTCATGGATCCCGTGAGCCCTGGGAGAGTCTGTGATCAGATAACACACATCAACCAGAAACATCACTCATCACCCCAGACCGTGTATCCCGTCGCAGTCTGCAGCTGCGCTTTCTGCTCGTCATATGAGGCTTTCAGATTGACATAGTCATCCGGCGAGCCGAAATGGAGGCGGCAGTAGGTAATCACTGCACGCCTCACGATTTCGTCGGCCTCGTCGATTGTGTTTTTTGTGACACCGGCAATGCCAAGATCGAGCAAAGCGGCATCGATCAGAGAGTCAAGCTCCTCATCGTATGCGTCCGTTGTGATCCGCATCGCCAGTTTTACGCGATCCAGCATTGCCGGTCACCTCCGTCAGGAATTAGCCTGGGTGATCTTCTGCATGCCGTGCCAGACAGCAAGATTTGCACCAGCGGTCTGCAGGCCGCGAATGCCGAGCATGTTACGCTTGAAGTAGTCGCCGCCGTCGTCGGTAGACACCTCATAGTTATCCCACAGGAGCATCTTGATGGTCTTGGGGTTGCCATAGAGCTGAGTGCCGGCGGTCAGACTTGCACAGATGCTGAAGGGCACGAGCATCGCGCCGTCCTTGATGGTGCCGTTGTTGGCATCGGTGAACTCGATCTCGAACACGGCCTTTTTCTCGTTGGTGCCACGGACAGCACCGAGAGTCTGCAGGTCGGCCTTGTTGATGTAGAGCTTCGCATTGCCAGCAACGGATTCGTCCGCGTCATAGCCGAGGACCAGCTTGCGGACATAGGTGGCATCCAGAGCCATGCCGGTGACGCTTTCCAGCAGAGTGGAGGCCAGAACCTTGGTTACGATCTTGTTGCGAGCTTCGCGGCGCAGAGCGAGATAGGCGTTGTTCTGGATGGACTGCTGATAGTTCACGGGAGTCATCTTCTTGACCTGGTTGCTGATCTCGTCCAGGATGCCCCAGGCTTCAGGCCCGATAGAGACCTTGTCGAAGGTGCCAGGAGTGCCGCCGATGGTCTGGCCTTCAGTGACAGCAGCGGCTGCACCGTCAGTCTTCCGATACGGGAACTCCCAGGTACCGGTTCCGGTCGCGTCGATCACGTCGACGTCATCCACGATAGAGCTGACCACGGCAGGCAGTTCGCCGATCTGGTTGGCCACAGCAGTGGGCAGGGCAAGCTTGCCGGAGGAAACCAGCACGGAGCGGCCCTCAGCAAACATCGGGATGCTCATGCTGTTGTGAGCGACGAATTCAGCTGCACGAGCCTCACGAGGAGACACGACAGGAGCAGCTGCACGGGCCTGAGCCTGATCAGCCAGGTTGGCCACAGGAGTGCCGGCGCCATTGGCGACAGCAGAGCGATCCTCAGCGGCAGTGTCTTCGACAGCGTCGATCAGAGCCAGCTTGGCCTTGAGGGAACGGACTTCTTCGGTCAGAGCCGCAATGTCCATATCCTCGGTGGGAGTTGCGATCATGCTGCGGATTTCCGCAAGACGAGCCATAATCTGTTCACGATTCATAATTTCAAACCTCCAAAATCAATTTGAGTAGATCAATCTGCCTGCTACGCTGTTCCATTGCGTACGCCTTTTTCGCACTCTCCAGTGCGGCCCCGGCACTCTCCAGTGTTCGGGACTCATCACGTGCATCAATGGACGTTGCGTTATATGCAGGCCATGTCACAGCCGACACCTCAATGACGCGGCTGATGGCAGTTATGTGACGGACAGGATGGTCGGTGTCGAGCCGCTCCCATTTCTGTCCGCTCACGATGAACGCGAATGACATACCGGTAATGTCTCCGCGGTCAACAGCTGAATAAAGCTCGGATGCAGTTGCATTCCGTGCGGTATCGAGGTCGGACCGGATATCCATGCCCTCATCACCGATGGTAAACTGCAGTGTGGAGTTTTCGTTGTTGTTCCGGCTCCGTGCCACTGGAATCATCATGTCATTGTGATTCACAAATAGGCAGATGTCGGTGAGATCCGCGCCATCCAGCGCACCACGATCGATATACTCTGTATAGTCGCCGTAATAGGTATGGATCTCTGTAGGCGTGTCGTAGACGATCGGACGGCCGGTGATATGATCGCCGTGTCGTTCGTCGTTTTCTGCACGCATTGCGAAATTAAAAACACGCGTTTCGCGCGTGCCTTCAGCTGGGATCAGTTTGTTTTTCCTGCTCATGCCTCGGATCCTCCTCTCCAAGGAAATAGTATTCACCGCGGATCGGGATCTTCTGCCCGAGTCCGTTCGGGAGCGGCTCCCAATCCAGGAGCGCTCGACCCTCATCGATGAGGATCATGCCGCGGTCACCCATCTGCTGGATGAGAGCGATCTTTTCAGTTGTGCGGAGCCATTTCAGCCGGTTGGCCGTGGCGTCCACACAGGATCCCTGGGCCTGCTCTCGCTCAGAGAAAAGCATCTGAGTGGCCACTTCCTCGAACTGCTTGCAGTCGGGATCGATCGCGCCTCTATAAAATGCATCCAACTCGTCACCGGTTGCGGTGTTCTGAATGATCTTATCGTTGACGCCGTAATAATTAAAAACATTAGTCTGGATCTGCTTCTGTGTCTCAGCGTCCACAACATACGACTTCGACTCAACCTGCCGGATATCGTTGTAAGTGTTCGGGAACAGGAGCAGGCCGCCGCCGTCAGATTTCAGATTGAACTCGGTAAAACGCTTCCGCTCTTTGGCCAGATCCTCCGGTTTTGCGAAGTTGGACAGCCGCGCCATAAACCGGAATGTATTGCTGTTCTTGACAGCCTCGCTGATACCCTGATGCTGCAGGCTGATCAGGTCCATCGTGGCAGAAAGCGCCGTATTTTTCTCTCCAAGGTAGTCATCTTTGTACTGATGCCGCACAAGAATGCCACATTTGGAAAACTCGATTGCGGCCTTCTGGCCATTGGAGAAGGTGTATCTCAGATACAGCTCTCCGGAATACTGCACGAACTCGCAGCGGCTCGGCAGGATCGTGTAGAGGCCGGTCGTCTCGTGCGTGATGTCGTCGATCACCGGCACCAGGAAGCACGAATTCTGCATGCACAGGATCGTCTCCATGCGGTAGAGGAATTTTCCCCAGGTCTGCCAGCTGTTCGGTGAAATTCTCAGCCGCGTCTGCAGCTTTGGCCGTGCCGTGCCGCGAATCTTCACGGTCAGCATGGACATGTGCCGTGATCTGGCATCCACAGCAGCGCGGACAAGATCACTCTCATACAACTCACCGCTCCAGTCCTGAAAAACAGGAGTGTACGCGGTCAGAGACTGCCAGTATCCCTCGTCTTTTCCCTTCGGTTTCGGCAGCCTTCCGAAAAGTTTGTCAAAAAGTCCCATCGTATCACCCCACATTCTTCAAGCGCTCGCTGAGCTCATCATGGAAGCACGCACGCATGCACATCGCGTCCAGGATCGCCGCCATGCCGTCAATATGACATTTGCGATTCAGCTTGATTAGTTTCTTTCTGTTATTCTCTGCGTTGACTTTGATCGCAGAGTCCAGACAGTGTATTTTCAACAGGTCATTGTCGCCGATGTGGATGGATCCATCGTCGAAACGCCCCTGAGTCTCATTGATGATGCCGGTCAGGTTCTCGCCCTGATGGACATCGGACATCCGGAAGCCGTATGCCTCCATCTCCTGGACGAGATACTGTGCGGAGTATTTGTCATAACCGATCGCCAGCGGATAGATCTCGTATTTCTCAATGAGGTCCACAAACCATCGGAAACAGTCGTGATAGTCCACATAATTCTCGCCGGACGGACTGATCAGGCCACGCGCCATATAAATGTCATACGGCACACCATCGCGCGCGACCGCGTCTTTGATCCTGGCTGCCGGCAGATTGAAATGGTAAATGGCATACAGCTGTCCGTCTTTCTCGATGATGACGCCGTATGCCGTCAGGTCGGTCGTCTGGGACAGGTCGATGCCGCCTACGCAGTAACATCCACGGAACTGCTCCAGATCCAGATGCTCGCCGCTGCACCTGATCACGCTCTGACTGTTGAGCCATGCCTGTGTCGAGTTCTGCTTGACATTGCAGTATTTCGTCAGAAACTC